GTGGGAATGCGCTTTAAAAAAAAGCGACTGTCCTTATCTTGCTTTTTTGAGTTACATGAGACACACGCAGCGACTAGGTTCTCCGGATTTAATATCTCACCATTCTTGCTCACCGGTTGCACATGATCGACTGTGGTAGCTGGAGCCATGCAGTATTGACACGTAAAGTTATCTCTGGCCAAGATGTAGCGTCGCATCTTGCGCCATGCCGAGCCATAAACTTGCCGTGTCTTGTGCCATTCATCAGTGATAGCCCTTAGCCTTGAAGAATCTCCATGCGTTACACATCGAACCATATCGCTTCGTCGCATAACGAATGCTCCAGTCCACCATCGAGAAGCCATCGAGTGTCCGGTACTTGGCATTTCGCATCTGGCCTAAGCCGTAATGAGATCCATTCTTAGCATCTACTCTCCAATGAGATTCTCTGGTGATGAGTGCATCAAAGCATTTGAATTGCTCATAGTTGATAATCCTTGAATGTGCATAGAGCTTGAGCAAATCAGTCTGTGACACTGCTTTGGCTGCATTTACCGGCATCAAGGTCAAAATGAGAATTGACATAGCTGTGACGCTTTTATAAGTATTTGCTTTATTTTTCTTTATCTTTTTTTCTTTATCTTTTATTAAGATATATCTATCTTTTAAGTATAGCCATCGAGACTGACATCTTGTCAAGGATTGGCGTTGGTGTGTTGCTCTGTCCACATCTGCCTGTGGATAAGGTTGTGGATAAGTCATCTCACACGCCCAAGACCACTGGATCTCATGGCGTTGATGTTTTCTGTTCCAATACCGATTAGCACTGTTGGCATAAATATACCTTTGCTCTCGCCGCTTGGAGTCATAAACTTGAGAGAACTGGGCAGAAGAATGAATGCTACATCGGGGCGTTCCCATAATCGGTTAAATGGTGCTGATCGAGACGATGCAACCAATCCAATGCCATTGCCATGATTGAGCCATTTATCAATCCATGGCGTGGGCTTGGAATATGGTGGGTTCATCCAGACACGTCCATTCCATGGCGTGGCAATCCCATCATCAATGATTGAGAGAAATCGATTAGCTGGTATCCAAGGCGATCCATTGGGTGGCGAACAAACGTCCATGTCATATCTCAGCCCTAGAGCTTCAAAGATAAACGGCGGCGTGTAGTAATCATCGGATGTGCCATGATCTATCTCATTATGGCCAAAGTCCAAATCTAAGCGATCACTCAAGGCCAGCCACCATCCCTTCATCAACAATCTTGACGCTAAATGCACCGCATCCAGAGCATTGGGCAAACCACTCATTGAGCGTTAGTTCAGCACCTTTGGTCAGCCCGTGCATCTTGCGCCCGTCTCCGTAAAGCTTGGCGCAAATGGAGCAATCAAATTGCAGTTGCCGCATATTCACTCCGAGATAGGTTTTCGATGGGATTAAGATTGGCTTGATCAACCCACCAAGTATCTTGACGCGGATTTTTGAAGCGATTGCGCTTGGCAAATGAGACCGGTAGCCAGCCGACGATGAAATACTCCGGCGACTTACCAACGACTAGCACTGCCACGTCATTATCTCGATCGGCAGGGCTAACGATTAGATTGCCGCCAACGTAGGCCGTCCACTTAACTTCAATGCCCTTGCCAACGTCTGCGTTGCGCTTGCCCTGTGATGCGCTGATGTCAAAGTCGAGTCCGAAGTAGCGCGCCACGCATAACTCGGCAGCTATGGATTCGGCGTATTCGACCACGCGTTCATAGTTGTTGAGTTTGTTGTAATACTGGATTGTGCCAAGATTGCCTTCGGTAGCAAAGACGACATGGCTTGCCCGTTCATGTATTGCCCATTCATCGGCGGCGCTCATGTGCATCTTGATCATTATGGCCTACACGCTCGGCATAGATAGATTATGAGCTCCGGTGGATCGCACTTGACGAATCCTGCACCTTCTGCGCCTTCTACGGCTAGGCAGGTTGTGCAAGTCTCTTGGCCTTGCATAATGTCATCGAGCTTGACCCAACCTGACGCTGTGTGGATCTCAATATCGCCCATCAGTCTTGAGGCTTCCACTTGCCATCGGCTCCAACGACGTACCAAATGGGAGCGCACTGATTGGCACGATTGGCCTCTTGGCACTTGTAATGCGCCCATGCTTTGCCATTCTTTTCGCCTGTTTTCCAGACGCGCGCCCCATGTGTGCATCGCGGAGTCGGATCTGTAGCTTTACCGGCTAACACGTCCGTAATTGCCGGAAGCACGTCAGTGATTGGCTTGACTGCATTCATGCCAGTCCAAGGATCATAATCATCGGCCGATGCTTTGATGATTGCCGGATCTACTTGCTCAACATTGGCCATGTTTTGTGCTGTTGGCCGCTTATCGGCTCCTAACACTAGACCGACTGCGCGACCTATTGCCGATGTGACTGTATCTTCAACGAACCATTTTTTCATCTGGACGTTATAGGTGGCCACATTACCAAATGCGAAATCGATGCCAGATGGCTCGGCATCTTCGAATTCTCTATAGACGCGGCATTCGACCAAGACATATCCAGCCTTGATGTCAATATCCGTGATTGATGTGTGAATCTTGCCAGTTGGGTGAGTTGCCCAAAATCGTTGAATGCGTGTTGCAACATCTTCATAATTATCCAAGAAGCTCATGAGTTCACTTCCCTAGATGATGCGTGACGGCCTACTGCTCGGCCTTTTAGATAGCCCTTGCGCTCGCCTTCTTTGTGTCCGACTGTATATGCCACCACTGCCCATAAAAATCCGGCTATGGCCATCATGATCATGATAGATAATTCATTCATTACTTGCTCCCGTGAGAGCCTTGTCGATGCTCCCAAAACAAGAATGACATCAATGGCTTACAAGTTCAAGTGTTGCGCCTAATTCTCGGCGTGTCTTTACTTCTTAAGAGCTAATTCCAAGATGAGCTGATCCAGTCTTGCTTCAATGCGACTGACTTGATCCTTGATGGACGAACCACCATTCGGGCTTAGTTCCGACATTATGGATCGAACAATGACTCTCATTGACGAATAGATGGCGGTCAGAATCGCTATTGCTAGGCCACCAACCGCCGTCCATTCGCCCACGCTCACTTCTGGCGACCGAAAGATATATCGTTCGGGTTAGCCCATCGAGCAAGGACTGGCACTATGCCAGCGACCAAGCCCATTGCTAAAGCTTTTGGATCCTGATTGCCGCTCATGTACACGGCCAACGCACCAGCGACAGAGCTTCTTAGCCAAGACGCTCCGATTGCTTTAAGTTGTGTCATTTCTTCTTCTCCTTTGTCGGCTTTGCCATAGGGATTGGCTCGACCACTGGATATTCTCCATCATAGGCGACCAATCTAACGCGAGCGAAACCGACAATTTCCTTGCCAATATATCGACGCTTGAGCATCACCATGCCGCCATTTCGCTGATCTCCGTCTCCGGACGTGTTGCCTTCTATGGTCAGCACCGAAGATTGGCCAACCTTGACCACGATGCCGATATGTGAGATTCGATCAATGCCATCGTGTGGGAAGTCCATGAAGCATAAATCGCCGAGCTGTGGAGAAGCTTCAAAGAATCGCCCAAGCTCTTTCATCTTATGAGCACCGGCAGCCGTTGAGACCATTGATGGCAATTTGACTCCAGCTTGATCAAAGCACCAATTCACGAATGATCCACACCAAGGCAGACCATCGGCCTTTGTGAATTTTCCGTACTTGGTCAGATTATCGCCAGTCTCTACTGTGCCAATCTCACCGAGAGCGACATCGATGATCCTAGCGGCAGTGCCGTCAGGATAAGAGCAGTTTTGCTTCATCGGCGGTGATGCCTAGTTTGGCTAGTAGTGCTGCTTTGTCGGTTTCCGCTTTGGCTTCTTGTTGAGCGATGACTACCTTTTCTTGAGCAATTAGAAACTCGATAGTTGGCTTTTCGCCTAATTTTGCCTTATTCCAAACGCTAAAATAAAGGCCATCGCCATCATCTTGCAGAGCCCAATCTTCAAAGATTACTGCGTCTGGATATAGGTATTCCATTACTTTAATCATATAAATTCTCCTTAATCCTGTAATCTGTCAATGGTTGCGAAAGTTCCGTTTGTGCCGTTTGGTGTGCCTGTTGGATACATACTGTTGAAAACATAAAACTCAATGTAATCTGTTGCAACTAAATTGATTGTGGTTGAAACCATTGCAGCCTGCCTAGATGTCAAAGCGGCCCACGCTGTCATATGAAATACTGCTAATTGTGCTCCGTTTTTCCATATTTGCATATGTAATGAACCGTTAGAAGTCGAAGCATCTGACATAACAACCGTGCCAGTGATTGCATAATAACCAGCCACAGTAGCAGTAAATCTGTTAGACGCCCACTCATTGAGCGTATCGTAGGACTCTGTGGTAAATGTAAGTTTAGTAGTCGCGCCATTAACTAGAGAAGTTGTGCTGTTAATTACTCTCACGTGACTAACGGCCGCTCCTGCAGGCGTAGCCCAACTTGGAACACCTGCTGCAACTACTAAACTCTGACCTGTTGTACCGATGCCTAAACGAGCTGGAGTGTTAGCAGCAGATGCGTAAAGAATGTCACCAGTAGTTGTCAGTGTTGATTTTGCAGATGCGCCCCATGCAAGTCCGGTTAAAGCTGTCGAATCTGCATAAAGTGTTTGATTGTTGCTTCCAACGCCAAGACGAGCATCGACTGTCGTGAATGTAAATAAATCGCCCTTAGTTGTCAATGGCACTTGATCCGTCGGTGTTGTCCAAGTGAAAGCCATATTTGTTGCAGATGTTTTCGATAGCACTTGACCAGTTGTTCCACCAAGCAGATATTGCATCGATGTATCAACGCCCTGACCAAAGACGGCGAAATCGGCAGGAAGGTCAGTGACAAGATCAGCCGAGTTTGGCATGACCCAGCCGTAATTGGTTGTCGGATTAGCCATTTATTTTTCCTTTCATTATGAGACGATTGTAGCGTTTGCCCAATCTAAAGTTGGCGACACGGTCGTCCACGTTTCTACTATTGGCACATCAGACCAAGTCATGGCTTGCAGTGAATAGGCCAATGGAGACATGAGCAACGTGATATCTAGTTGATTGTAAGAGGCGCGAAAAGTCCAGCCTTCCACGAATCCTTGAAAGACGCCGGACGACATATTAGGCGGCAAGTCATTGAGTGCTATTGGCTGACCCATGAAAATATTGATGAGCGCGTCACGATCGGCATTGTCGAGCTCTGGATTAGTCAGAGCGTAAGTAATCGAGTCAAAGATGGGCTGTGGATTGGCTCGTAAGGCTAGGTAAAAAGCGGCCTGAGAAGTTGCATCGGCTAAATGTTTGATGGTTGTTGTAATTATTTGAGCTAAATCGCCATACAGACCAATCGATGCTTCATCGGTATTGCTGACTTCATTGGCCGAGCTTGTGCCATATTTAATGGTTAAATCGTTTCGGACATCTCCTGCCCGTGTCTTTATAGTGATGCCACGACCTAGAGCTTGATTAGCTGTCAGATCCGTGTAGCCATAGGTGGCAAGATAAGTCGTGCGATGCGTAGAATCACCATAGGAGATAAGGCCAGAAGCGTCTTCGTAGAGATAGCCAAGTCCAGACGTGGCAAGAGCTGCAACCAAGTCATAGACCACTGTGCGACTAGAAGCCCTTTGTGCCAGCTCATAATTGCCCGGAGTGTCAATCTCGCCGAAGCCGCTATTTTCAGCCGTTGCCCAAGTGACTGTTGGATCATAGGCCGCCCATGTCAAAGCCGCCGGAACCTGTTGCCATTGAGCAAATAACACTTCATGCAAAATTGTATAAATCTGATTGCCGTCAAAGTCCTGTGTCAACACGCCGTCTGTGAGTGCCTTCTGGAGCCTTGCAAGGGCTCCTAGAGCCGTAATGCTGACTTCCTGAGTGTAGGCACTAGAGCCAACCTGCGAGACGCTTACGGAAAGATCTACAACCGATCCACCAAAGATTGGAACATAGACGGCCGATGTATCTTGGACTTCAATGGAAATTGTGTCATTGATTTCGTAGGGCAAGGACGCTTGACCAAAGATAATTAAAGTGACGGTGCAGTAACCGGCTTGAGCTTGCTCATAGATATTTCGTCGCCCTGATGTAATCGTCAGATTGGCCAGCACCGAATCGGTAATGTCCGTGCCATCAATCTTGACACGCCAGACTGGAGCCCATTGGGTCATGATGCGAAGGCTGTTGCGCCGCCAGTGCCGCGATAGAAGGAATTGTTGAGCACGTCAATAATTGTGCGCGCTGTGCCTTCGGCATCGATTGCGCCATTAACTGTCAGGTTAATCGTCGCACCGCCAGATCCAAGCTGATTATTGGGAACGATGCGCCCACTAGATGATGGAACGAATAATTCTGGCCCTTTTTCGCCCACTATGTAAGGGCTGTTGCCTAAGACCAATCCGCCCATCTCTTTTTTTGGAATTAATGGCAAGTCTTTAGATCCAGGAATGATGTTATTGACTACGTTATATGCAGCAATTAGCGCGTTAATTGTTGAAATAACGGCATTGATTCCGGCCGTGATGCCTTTAATTGCGAATGAAACTCCATCAATAATTGCTGCCACGCCATTGAACGCGGCTTTGAATGCACCGCCAATAAATGGCGCGACAATTTTTGCCACTGTAAGAAGACCGTCTAGGCCAGATTTAAGCAGAGAAATAAATCCTGCATTCTCTTTAATGGCATCGCCAACGGCTTCAAATACTGATTTAATTCCTTGCAGAGCTGGTTTGAATATAGTGACAAGTAATGGCACGATTTTGTCTGCGATAAAATTATAGTAAGCAAGGAAGGCTGGTACTAAAGTTTCAGTAACGAACTTAGCAATATCATCAATGATGGGCTTCAACTCTGGCCCAATAACATTGGCAAACTTTTGAATAATTGGCACTAGATTATCGGTAAAGAATGTAAGCATTGGCGTCAGTGCATCAAGTACGAATGATCCGACTGTCTCCTTGCCTTCATCAAATGCGACTTTAAGTCGATCCATCTTGCCAGCGAAAGTTTCGGCTTGCTCTGTAGCTTGGCCGGCGAAAGTCTCGGAAAGTGCAAGTGTGACTTCTTGAAAGGTCATTGATTTGAGCTCTGCTGCGCTAAGTCCGACACCTAATTTAGAAAGGGAAGCGGTGTTCCCTTCAAAGGCTTTTCCAATCGCATTGGATACGGCCTCAAGTGACTTGCCAGAACCGGCGGCGACATCGATGGCCAACGTTTGCAGTCTCTGCGCCTCTGTCACGTCACCCGTTGCACGAACCAATCTTTCAAGTGATGGACGAAGTTGATCATCTGCAATTCCAGTTGCCAAAGAAGTTTTGAGAATAAACGCCTCTGTTGCCGCCACTGTTGCATCAGTTGCACCTGCAACATTTTGCAGAGTCAAAGCCAGTTTCGCTTGCGCGGCTTCATCTGCGATTGCAGATTGAACGCCATCGATAAGAAGTTTGCCAGCATATAAAGCGGCGGCGGCTCCTGCGGCGGCAAATGCTATTCCGGCTTTTTTGCCAAACTCGCCTACTTTAGATCCAAAGCCTTCGATTTCATCTTGGCCGCCTTTAATCCCTTTTTTGAGATCATCAAAGTCAGCATCAAAGGTAATTTTGACTTTTGGAATACCTGCCATTAGTTGAGCCTCAAATCGTTAATGATTCCTTGAACGATTGAAATATACTCTTGAGCAACCACTGGCGTGTAGAACTCCACGCCTTTATTTAGCCAATATCCTTCTGAACTGCGTGGCACTTTGAATCGGTTTGTGTATGCCCTTCCAGCTTTATCAACACCACTTTCGGAGCCGTATTCACTGCCCCATAGAAGTGCACCGGCTGGAGCTTGAGTGCGTCCGACTTTTGCGCCCTTGCCGCTTTTGCTAGGCCTGCCACCATAGGCGCGGCCAACCTTTTTCGGGCCACCTACATCAACCCGGATCAATCGATCGCGTGGCGTGGTAATGGATTCCAATACCAGTTTGGTTTGTGGCGTTGGCGATGAGTGACCAAATTGCATGAGCTGACCGGCAAGCCTTTTTGACAATGGTTGCGCGGCATCTCGAACACGGCCTTGCGTCTCTTTGTCAAGGGCATTGAGCGTTGAAATAAGATTTTTGAGCGCGTAAGGCTCAACTTCAATGCGAAATGTGCCTTGACCTTTTGTCGCCTTAAACGCCATTTCTTTTCTCCAAGATTTCAATCGCCGTAAAGATTTCTTCTGCCGTAGTCCACTCACTCATCGGAATGCCGGTGGCTATTGCCAATTCGACAAGGATCCGATTTATGCTTCCGGCTCTATAACTTTTGGGCTTGCTGTCTCCGTTGTTATATCGGCAACAGTCTCGCACCATATTTCATAACCCTTAACAGGCTTGCCACCAGCTTCACGCTTATGTGCATTCCATGCAAGAAAGAGAAGATCGGCAACGCCTATCTTTTCGCCAGCTTGTTGAATGGTAAATCCTGTCATTCGCTCCCACTTAGCCCACTCCGGTGGAGCCGCCATATATGTAGCGACTTCACCGGACTGGTGCGTGATCGTGATGTTCATTTTCATTTTTGTGCTCCCGTTTCTAGTGCGATTAGGTGATTGTTAGAATTGGTGTTGTTGAGCAGAGCATTGACCAAGAATCTGTCTGTGCATCTGGTGCCGCGCCGCCAGCCATTGGTGCTACTGGGAAAACGTTACCAGCAAAAGATGCGCCTGTGGCAGTTATAAGAACGAAGGCCAAAGCTGTATTAGGTGCAGAAGTGAACGCTGTCCACATCGCCTCAGAAAGTGATGACGTTGCGCCCCAGTCATTGAGAAGCTCAATGTTAAGTGTCCACTGATCATCAATGTGCTTATAAGCTTTTCCATCGAGTGTTTGATAGGTAGTGATGACTGGAGCATTCACCAGCGTCACCGATGTCGTTTGTGCGTCGTAATTGACGGTTGCGAGTGTGAAGGTTATGTCGCGACCGGTGACGATAGTTGTTGCCATTTGTCTTTTCTCCTTAGATTGATTGCTGTGTGTAGTAAGTGCTGACCGCGAGATCCGCCACTAATAGATTCGATGCTCCGACTGACTGAATGTTTGGCTGTTGAACGTCTCCAACAATGTATCCAGTTGGCATCGCTTGAATGATGCTAATGATTAACTGTTCAAGATTATCCAGTGATCCAGCATTATTGTTATAGGCAACGGCCGCGCTGACAATGAGATTGATCTTTACGCGAACCGTGCTCGCACCGATTGTTGTCGTTTCTAAATAAGGTGCCGCCGGAACAATTACGCAAGCTGGTGGAATTACTGCCTCTGGAACGCTTGAATATACCGATGCAGTTACTGTCGCTAAAGCTGTGGCAAGTGTGCCACGCACATTAGCGGCTATTGTTGTTGGAGTTGGCATCTACATCGCCATCGTTTCGACGTCCATGTATGGACTAAGCAAACCAATGACACGATTTTGAAGACTGCGACCCATTCTAAACGGCGACGGAGCAAAATCCACGCCCTCAATCTGACCGCCGGGAGCGACTACGCTCTGAAAAATCTCGACACTGACAATCAAGATTGCCTGTTCCACGGCTTCGGTTGATGCATAAAGAGTGGCGGCGTCTGCTCCGGAAAGATATGCGACGCCAGCCGGAATCACTCCGCGAATGTCTATATCGGCATTAACTTTGGCGGCTGAGAAGATATAAGGATTTGTGATGGAATCTGTAATGGTGATTGTGCCATTAAAGGCCGCCGATGGGACGATTCCGCTTGCCACAACTGTCTGACCTGCCACGAAATAGTGTGGACGCTGTGTTACATAATAAGCGACATTGGACGTAAGATAAACTTCTGCAATCGCGGCTTGATTGGCAGTAAGAAGCGGCAAGATAACTTGCTCCGCACTGATAATAATTCCATTCAAGTAAGCATCGGAATATAAAGAAGAAGAGACGCCAAGAACGTTTCTCAGTTGCGTGGCCGTGACGATAACTGGGCTTGGCATCTCTTCTTCCCTTTCTACTCTGCTGGGCTAGATACGGGAGCGCACCTAGCCCATGATTATTGTGTAACTATGCTTTATTTATTTTGAATGCGCCCGCGCCCACTTTGCTCACGAAGCTTCCATAGCCGTAGTACATAACTTCCACTTGACCAGTTTGGATCTGGTTAGAAGTCAGTCTTAGCGTAGGGCTTTCATACCACCCGAACGCATCTGGATTGACGATGAGCATCGATCCATCGGTGTCAGTTAATGACGCTGTGTTGGCTGTGACATAAAGATCTAAGCCAGCGACGATTCCGCGAATTGATGATGGTGTAGCGACGCCGCCAGTTGTATTTGTCTGTCCGGCTGCAACGTTGTAAAGCGGTGCGCCAGAGACGTTTAATGTCATCAAGTTAGCCCACTGTGAAGTGTTAGCAATGATGTTTTTGGCGAATCCTTGCGTTCCTGCATAGACAGCAGCAGCTCCGCGAGAGACGAATCCAAGAAGCTCGGAAGCTGTTGGATATGTCGCCACTGTAGTTGCATCAAGTGCTGCCGCTGTGATGAGACCGGCATTTACGGCGGTATCAGTGGCCTTCGCGTACGCCCCTGCCATGAGGCGAAGAAGCTCTTCAAAGAATGCTGGTGAAGATCGATCAATGAGCTCAACGCTGAGCGTATTTTGGCCAGCGTACTTGCTCACTGTTCCAGTGATGTATGAAGCTGTCGTGGCTGTCTCAGATGGTGCGGCTTCTTCGGCAGTTGCGGCGACTGTTGGAACGGCTGTGATCTTTGGAATTTCAAAGCTCATGCCAGCATCAGGAAGTGCAAAAGTACGAATCGCATCAATGTTGCTTCGTGTGTAATTGGTTAATCCGTTGATGACTTCGGTGAGCTGACGTGTTGGATTAAATCCGACTTCAGTTGCCATTGAATCATCGGCGGCGCGAACCCAGAGAGCTGAATCAGAGTTTGGACGAACGCTTGCGCGAATTGTGTGCTCCAAATATGTTGCTTGTGAGTTAATCGGTGAACGTGGCTTCGCGAAATAAAGCGGACGCGATGCAGTTGCATTCACTGACTGGGAAGCTTCAACCTGTTCGGCTGATGCTTCTGGAACGGTTGAATTTTCTTCCACTTGCTTTTCTCCTTCGGTAGTTGGTTTTTCTTGCTCTACTTCTGCCACCTTTACAGGCTCGGACGTAGAATTATCTTCGAGATTGGCCGCGATGCTTACTTTCGCACTGGCGATTGCCGGATCTGTTACAAGTGAGACTTCCTTGCATGATGACGCACTAACTTCCAAGACGCCATCAACATTCTTATACTTTTCAGCGATTACGCCAACACTAAATCCATCACGCAGTCCGGTACTTGCTTCCACCAAGCTGTCAGATCCGGCAGTCGTGTTGCCAATAGAGAACACGGCATCGATTCCTTCTTTTCCAACTTTGTAGCTCTTAAGAAATCCAATTGGAGATTCGCGTCGATGTTCTAACAATAATTTTGTGGTGTTGCCGAATGTAATGGAGCCTTCCTTAAATAGCGTCTCTCCGGCACTTGTCACACCAGCTTCATTCCATGTCACAATGCGTCCAGAGATTTCGCGCTTCGGGAAGTCTGTGGCCGTTACTTTGATTGAGAAGTTGATGTTCATTGGATCATCTTGGTTTGATTTCATAGTGCCATATCTTCTTTCATTCGTATTTCATCGGTTGTAAGAACTTGCATGTCATATAAGATTTTATAAACTTCGGCGCGCTCTTTCGCAGATGCGCGCAAGTAATCATCAAGATCGAACTTGACTTCTTGTGACGCTGGAACGAAATCGTTAGCCATGCCTGTCATTGATAGACGCTCTTCAATGCTGGTCATGACCGATCTCAAAGAGAAATCGACGAGCGATTGACGCGCCAATGATGCGTTGGAATATGTCATTGATGATCCTGATTCAGCATCAACGTAATAAGCCGGAATGCCACAAGCGCGAGCAAGCTCTGTTGCGACGTAGGATCTAGCTTGATTGAGCTGTAACTTCTCAGGATCAAAGCCTAAAGTCTCCAGAGTGACGTCGGCGTTTAAGAATGCCGTTGCGCGATTGCGTCTAGCACTGCCCCATGATTCAAGAAGTTTAGCGATGCGATCGGCTGGCAACGCTGTTCCGTTTGATTTAAGCACCATCGTTGGCACTGGCTCTTTTGCATACATTGTCGCCGCACGTTCGAGTTCCGCACCGGCTTTTATTGTGCGGCCAGCTCGATGAAGTATGCCTTCATCATTTCCGTAGAAAACTGCTAATGCGCCCACGCCAGTATCCGGCACTTGATAATTGTCCACTGTGTAATAATCAATTTCTGTTCCAAGATTATTTGTCTTTATGCCAACGCGAGTTGGATCAATGCGTTCTGCACTTCTTATGCGATATGTATCGGCGTAAAGCTCGGTGATTTGTAAATATCCATAACCATAGAGAAGTAAGTCTTCGCATAGGAACGCATACGTCGCAGATCCGGGAACGCGTGAATCTGGTTGATTGATTACACGCGGAACAAGCTCGACTTGAGCACCATCGGCCTTTGTGCGCACTTGAAGCGGAATTGATGCAACCGATGAGCAGATAATGTTTCGAGCGCGCGCGCACGTTGGTACGGACATAAATTCGGCGCGAGTTGCAGATATGCCGGCAGTGCCGAAAAAGTTGAAGACTGAATCCAATGTATTGACCGGAGCCAATGACGCTTGGACGTCATAAGTCATCGATGGCGTGTCAGTTGTTATTTTGCGCGAGAATAGTCCCATGTGGCTTAGTCTAAACCTGAGCCTTAGACCTATCCGACCAGTATGTCAATCTCCGTCTCTGGGCGTGTCGCATAGAATGTAGCCAGCGCGGTGGCCACGCTAGCGCATACTGTCGTCTGGGAAGCTCTGCGCCCAATTACCCAGCCGCCATCGCCATGAGGCAATCGCACGGCCGATAGCATCTGTTTCGTCAATTCTTCGTTGCCATTGTGTCGCAGTCTGTTGGACGTAATGGCCGAAAGTAATTGATCGCAAGCTGTCGCGTAATTGTGGCCATCAAAGTCCATGATTGGGATTCCGGCTGGAATCAATCGACCGGCGACGGCTGTGGCCGTTCTTTTGGAATAAGCGATAACTTCAACTGGATATTTGCGGAAATGATCGGCAATTTGATTGGCCATTTCCAAGTCATTAAGTGAGATCGAGTTTTCCCATGTTCGAAGTAGCTTTACTACGAATGTGTCGTTTTCAAGCTTTTGCGCGGCCACCAATGCGCCTGCTCGTCTGTCCGGTGATAGATCAAGCCCAAACCACGTTTGCTTTTCTATATCAAGCTCAACGCTCTCATTTTCACACTCTTTCCATGAAAGTGCAGGAATGACTGCGTCTTTTTGATGGATCCAGCGACATAAGACTTCTTGCTGGACAATGTGTGGTGGATCGTTAAGAATCGCCCGAATGTTATCTTCGTGGACTGTGTGGCCAAGGGCAGGATTGCTAGCAATCCAATTCTTCTCATCAGTTATGTCGTCTGTGTATCCAGACCATTCCAGATAGCATATTGAATCCGTGCCACCTACGGCCGCCGCCATGCCTCGCTCGCGTAGCTGATTGAGCACCACCGATTCTTGATCACCGGCCGTCGAAAACGTCCAGACCTGCGGATTGCGCGATGCCATCATGGTATAGCGTAAAGACGCGAACCCATCAAGATCCTTCATCTCTGAAAGCTCGTCCATATAGACCACTTCTGGCCGGCTGATTCCACGCGCGGCGTTATTGCTGGCGCGCACCATGTAGCGATTGCCGGTGATGGTAACAATCTCTTCGGATCCATGAGCCCATCGAATGACTTGCACTTGTTTTTTCAAAAAGTCATTTGTCTCAATAATCTTGACAATCTGGCGAAAGAGCTCCAGAGCAGTTGAGAGCCGGTGAGCTGATGAAATCTGCAACGGCTCATTCCATAGGAAAAGACCGGCCAATGCCCTGATAAGTAAAAGCGTGGACTTTCCTTGCTGGCGAGCCGCAACGATGCAGATCTCGGAGTGTTGCCAGCGTTGATCTTCTTTGACTTTGTGCGCGTGCTCGATAACGAATCGTTGCCAAGGCATGAGATTAAGTCCGCACATATCGGCGAAGGCAATCAATTCATCGCCGCGAGACGGTAAATCATTGAGGCGTGAGTGGATTCTAGGCGTCGGTGAGCCGATTAGAGCCTTTGGCGCATCGATTGCCGTGTGTAATCTCGATTCATCTCTGTTCGCCTCTGGTACGGCCTTCAGAGCCCTTGTCTTGCCCTGTCCAGTCCTAGTCATAACTAAACGTCTCGTTTGGTGGTGAAAGGATTTCAC